GTAGTTAATGTTAAAAGCGTTTGGTAATCTAAACTATCATTCATTTTACTTTAGGTTTTTTTTTAGGATTTATTTCAATTATTACACCCGGTTTTGTTTTATTATACTGATAATCAAAAAATACAGGTTTAATTAAATCAGCGTTATCATCAGGAATCCAACCATAAGTAACCATATCATCTTGCACAGTTTGAGCAGGATTGATATAATCAAATTTATGTCTGGTGCCTCTAATAAAGGTTAGTCCTATTTCTATAGGTAAATCATGTTTTGCCAATTCAGCCTTAAACTTTTCAGCATATTCCAAATAATATTTTTTTGAATATTTTCTGTAATTGACAACTGTTTTACTTGCAATAAAATATTTACCTGTCCAACGCCTTCCATTTTTAGAAGAAGGTACGTTACCTGGTATAAAAAATTTCATTCTTTTTTCAATATGGTTTTTAAAGTTGTTGTTAATATAGTTTTTGTTTTGTCATAACCAAATTCTTTTAAAGAATCTGATATATCCTTACTCATTTCAAGAAAAGTACCATCAATATTATAAACATCTCTATATTTTTGAATAGCATTTAAACCTGCTTTATCATTATCAAAAAGAGTTATAATTTTTTTGTACTTAATCATTAAATTTTCAATTATATAGGCTTTAATTAGTGTATTTTCACTGTCCGGCGCTATAACATCTAAATTATAACCAAAACTTCTGAGACACATTGCATCTTTTAGCGAAGAGCAAATGACTAAGTAAGGATGATTATAGTCTAGTTGATCTAAACCTTGTATGTAAGGTTTAATCTTCAGAAATTTATTTTTCTTAAACGGCTGATATATCTTGTATGCCTCATTAGAACTATCGCAATAAGCATAAATATATTCAGTTTGGATGTTTATTTTAGTATTTGTATCTCTACAAATTTCAAAATCCAATACTGGTTTTACATTATATTTTTCGAGTAAAGTTTTTCCAATTCTGTAAGAAAGCCAATATTTTGCATCATTTGTATTCCAATCTCTAAACTTTATATTTGTTACTTGCCATTTAGAGTCAAAATTTAATTCATAGTTTGTAATAGTATTGTTTTTACCAAAACTATTGTAATCATTTACAATTTTATTACAGGCATTTGAATAATCAATATCAAACATTTCCATGACCAGTGTAATCTTGTCACCATATTTTCCGGATGAAAAGTCTTTAAAATAGTATTGGTTTTCTTTTTTATTTACATAAATGCAAAAACTTGGTGTTTTTTCTAAAGGATTCCAAATAGATTTAAGTTTTACAGATTGACCTTTAAGATCTTCCTCTAAATTTAAATAATATTTAAAAGCCCAGTAACTTGGTACTTGATTTATTTCAAAAATAATGTTTTTTGTACTATACATAAAATTAAAAAGAGCAGGCTATTAACCTGCTCTTTTACATTTTTAAATATTAAAAACTAGAGTTCAAAATCATCTCCAGAATTTACTGGTGCTTCAAAAGTATCAACTCGATTAGCTTCTTTTTTCACAAATTTCCTTACATGTTCATCATAGTTGAATGTAATTAATCTGCTAGATTCAGAATTAAGACTTTCCATTGGTACACCATTTTTAGAAATGCGGGGCAAATGCAAATCTACATTGATATAGCCTTCGGTGTTTTCCCATTCTCTACCACCAATACAAGCATTAATGTACTCCGTGTTTTTAAAAATGGTTTTACACTTGTCCATAAAGGCATCAATTGTATCAACATTGATATCATCCACTTCATTTCTCTTACCGGTTACATCTGCAAGAAAAGCAATAGATTTCAAAATTTCTTGATCTTTATTGATTTTTCTACCGTTATCTAGAACAGCATCCTTAAACGGATAAGGTGTCATCCTTACTTTTCCAACTTGGCCTTTGTAACGAGGACCATTTGGATTTGCGGCATCTATTAGAAATCCTTGAAATTCGCCGTTTATAGGCTCACTTTCAACATTCAAAACAATATTGAATGAGTTTTTGTCATAAGGAGTTGCCTCAAAAGATAGACTGTTAATTTTGATTTTACAGTTACCAGGTGAAAGAACTGGACTTACACGATTTGATGAAACATTTTTTGTACTTAGCATTTTTTTTGGTTTAAAGGTTAATTTTCATATTTTTTAATGCATTCTTTTACAAATGCCAAATCATTAGGAATAAATTCCTGATCAAACATTTCCATTGGTGTTTTACATGTTGTTTCACCATCTGTTTTGGTTGCAAACACGTATGATAAACTACCATCTTCTTGTTTAATTACTTTACCGAATAATACAATTGAGAATAGACCCTCTAATGTAAGAGCATTATCAATCATTTTACCCACTGTTTTAGCTTTAATTTTTCTTTTACCATTAATATCCGTGCTATCTTCAGAATGGGTCAGAAAAAATATATATAAGTCCTCTCTCAAGTCTTTAGGATATTTTGCTACTGCAGCTAGATTAGCTGCAATAGATGTAAATTTATCATATCCCTTTTCAGACGCTTTATCAAAGTACTCAAAGCTTGACATATACTGCCAGTCATCAATAATTAAATTTTTGATATGTGGCATTTTTTCATTTACGTGGGCCATTGTTTTCATAACACCGGGCCCTGAAGATACATTTACTAAATTTCCATCTGGATTTTCTTTGTTTAACGTTTTATATTTACTCTTCCAACCTTTAAATGGTAAAGGTTTATTTGCAATATTAACAATTACTGTTTCTTTTGGATCTAAATTCCTGATGGATGTTGATTTACCAGAACCAGATTCTGCGATCACTAATATACTATGTGCCATGTTTATTTTTTTACTTTTTTTTAATTAATTCTTTGATTTCAGTTAAAACTCCAGTAATTCTATCTAAAGCATCTACTATGCCAATATTAGAATATTTCCATTCTGGGTTTTCAATTTCATTATCGGAAACTTTACTTTGATTCTTTTTTTTACCTCTGTTTGTAATATCATTAATTATTTTTAACTCACTTACAGGTACTAAGTATCTTTGAAAACCAGCGTTAGATACAATTAGCTCATATTCATCTGACCAAAAGGGATTGTGTCTAAACAAATATAGAGTTCTTTTTGGGTCTTCACATTCATAAGCGCTACTTACAAATTCAGTATAAATATCTTGTGTTTTTTGTAACTCACTGGCAAAGAAACTAATGTGTAGTTCATCTTTACCTGGAGGTCTGTATGCCATTTTGGGTATAAATATAGCATCACTAATATGTTCTGCGTCAAAATAAGGTTGATGTTCTTGTCTTAATTCTAAGACTTTCAATCTTCTTTCGTCAGATGTAATTTGATTTTCTTTACTTTTTGTATTAATCATCTTGATTGTGTTTGAGGTGTTGGTATTTCTATAATCTCCATTGTACTAAATAAACCTTTAAAGAAACTTATTCTAGTATCTCCATTTCTAGCTTTTAAAAAATGAAATACTAAAACACTGTCATCTTCAATTACATATCGGTCCGGACCATAAAATCTAATTTTTCTATGCGCCGGTCTGTTTATGCCAATTAAATTATCTGCATGTTGCAGCATAGCATCTGATCCAAATATGTCTTGTTCTGTAATATAATTACCATATTTACCATCTATTGCTCTTTCTGGGTCCTCTACATTTCTATTTAATTGAGATAAAGTTATAAATAAACAGGGATAATCTCTTTTACATTGAGTAAAAAATTCACCAAGTTCAAATAAAGTATCTAGTCTATCTTTTTGGTAAGGAGCTTTTTTGACAAGTAATGTATGATCAAGTGTTATTATTGTTTTTTTACCTTTATGGTAATTCATATATAAATCAATTTGATCACGCATTTGATTTACTGTAAGCGGTGTTCCTATTACATCAATAGGATACTTTACTCTCTTTTTAGCGTATTCATAGCATTGATTTATAGTGCTGTCTAAAACTCTTGAACCTGAAGCACTGGTTAATTCTTTATATGATTTACCGGTTATAGAAGTAAATTCTCTAATTGCGGAATTTCTGCCAACCATCTCAAACTGAAACTCTAATACTCTGTAATCATCATTTGGATTAAGAGCAAAAGATTCTCTTATGATTTGGTCTTTAATTAAAGTTTTACCTGAACCGGGTCTTGCGGCAATAACTGTAAGGCTATTCCATTCTAAACCATCAACTGTTGCATCATTAAATTTTGGCCAGGGAGTATGGATAGATTTGTCATTTCCGGCTTGTCTATTCTTAATATATTTTAATGCTTCATTGAAAGATGCGTGTTGACCATCCCATAGTTTTTCACTCATACTACTTTTTCTTTAAAGAAACTTTGATTAGTAGTATCAACACCATCTCTAGTTAAATCA